GGACTTGACGCCGACCCCCATACGTTCGAGTGGGACGACCATCGGATCCCGACGGGGGAGATCCTTGCCGACGGGACGGTTGTGGTCGGCGAAACCAAAAGCACTCCATTCGGCGCCGAAGAACCAGATGTCGTCTCCGCTCCGCTTGAAGAGCTTGACGGCCATGAGCCTCATGGCGAGGATTCGGCAGTTTCTATCACTGCTGTGGAAGATGCCCAGGCGCCCGAAACGGGCGTCTAAATAGGCCAACCTTCGGGAGCCTCGAAAGGAAGTCATGGACTTCGATACCGCCGACACGATGGAAGCCAACGAGCCCGTTTCAACGGACAGCTCCAGTTCTTCTGTCGCTGAAGGCACCGCCGACGACCCGTCGTTCGACGACTTCGACAACTTCGCCAACCACAAGGTCACGGTGAAGGTCGGGGGAGCGGAAGAAAGGGTCCCGTTGGCAGAGCTTCGCAACGGCTATATGCGCCAAGCGGACTACACCCGCAAGACGCAAGAGCTTTCGCAGGCTCGCAAGGATGCCGAATGGGCCGCCGCAATGCGGTCCGCATTCGCTTCGGACCCGCAGGGCACCCTGACCGCCCTGGCCGAACATCTCGGCGTTTCGCTTGGCAATCCTCAGGTCAACGACGTCTACGACGACGACCCGAGAATCCAAACCCTTGAGCAGAAGATCGCCGCTTTCGAGCGGCAGCAAGCCCAAGCGAAACTCGAACGCGAACTCGACAGCCTTGCCTCCCGCTTTGACGATTTCGACAGAGACGCCGTCGTGCGATTCGCTGTCGCCAATCGCCTCGACAACCTTGAACTTGCCTACAAGTCGATGACCTGGGAGGCAAAAGCAGAGGCGGCGGCCCGAGCCGACGCTGAGCGCAAGCGAGCCGAAACAGAAGCGGGAATCGTCGACAAGAAGAGGCAGGCCGCCGTCGTAAACGGCGGCCGTGGGGCGAACGCCTCGGCCGAGCCTGTCGGCAACTCAACTCGCGACGTTCTTATGGCGACGGCGCGAGAACTTGGTATCAAACTCCCCTTTTGAGGTGACCCATGTCTAACCCCAGCTACGACCAGCTCATTACCACCACCATCGAGAAGCGGCTGACCGACCTTACGGACAACGTCTTCAAGGCGCGTCCCCTCTTCGACTTGATGCAGCGTGGCGGCAACATCAAGAGCTACGACGGCGGTCACAAGATCGTCATTCCCGTGATGCACGGCGATGCGTCGGCGCGATTCCAGACCTACGCAGACTACGACACTTTCACCCTTGGAAGCGTGTCGGGAATCTCGTCGGCTGAGTACCCGTGGCGGCAGGCGGGCCTCTCGATCGCTATTTCGGGCATGGAGATGGCCAAGAACAACGGACCGCAGGCGATCATCGACCTTGTGGACGCAAAGGTGATGCAGGCGAAGGAGACCTTCGCTGAACAGCTCACCTCTCAGTTGTTCACCTCGGACGGCACGGGCAACTCGGGCAAGAACTGGCTTGGCCTCCCCGCCCTCGTGGGCAACCACTCGGTCGGCCCGAACACGGTCGGCGGCATCAACTGCACCACCGCTGGTAACGAATACTGGCGGTCGATCATGCAGACTGGCGCCCCCGATGTCACCCTCAGTCTGACGGGAATGTCTTCCATCTACAATCAGGCGTCGCGAGGCTCGGACGTCCCCGACGTGCAGGTGACCACCGCCGCTCTCTGGGAGAAGTACGAGTCCCTTCTCACCCCGAACGCTCGGTTCGAGGACGCGAAGCTCGCCGAAGGCGGCTTCCGCTCCCTCATGTTCCGTGGCTCCACGGTGATCTGGGACCCGACCTGTCCCGCAAAGTACTGGTACATGCTCAACACCAAGTACCTGTGGCTCGTTCGCCACTCGGATCGGTGGATGACCATGGGGCCGTGGATCCAGCCCGAGAACGCCGACGCCAAGTATGCGCTGGTCACCTCGTACGGCAACTTCGTTACGAGCGGGCGCAAGTACCACGCGAACGTTCGGAACTGGATCGCCTAAGCAAAACAGACGGGGGGCGGGCAACCGCCCCCCGTCGCCTCAAGAGTCGGGCCTCTCCACTGCGGCCCTTAGCCATGGCTAGAGACGAGGTCACTTGACGGCGATCATTCGAGCAGACTTCTGGGGGCACGCCCGTGGCGTGATCCCAGCGGCAACCTCAGGCGGCGACGTGGTGCCCGCCAACTGCATCCCAGCGTTCAACTTCGGTGGCGATGGACCCGACGCGGAAGTCGACGCTCGCCAGTGTCCAGGCTGCACTCGCGAGAAGCAGGTCCGCAAACCCCTGTGCCCTGACTGCTTCGAGGCGGCGCAACTCTAATGGCGGTCCAGACCCTTGGCTCGATTCGGGATTTCGTTCGCAGCGCCATGGAGGCGTCACAAAGTGACGTCCCTAACGCTCTGATCGACCTGTGGGCGCAAGACGCCCTTTACATGCTGACGGGTCGAACCGACCGCTGGCCCTTCTACGCCACCACTTGGACGATCACGACGACGGTTGGGCAGCGCGACTACGCCCTCGCGGGGCTGAATGTCGACATCGTGGAATCCATCTACGTCACGGCGGGGCTGGACGGCCGCGAACTCTGGCGCGTCACCCTCGAAGACGGGCTCGGCTATTACAGCGGGGTGAACGACGTTACCGCCCCGACCGAGTACTGGGCGGTGAGGGGCGAGACCCTGCACCTCTTCCCGCGCCCCTCTGGCGTCTACACCCTGACGTTGGTCGGGTTTCGCAACCCGACCAACTTCGTGGACCAGGGGGCCGGTGCGGCCCCCGACATGCCCGAGCGGTTCCATACGGCCATCTGCTACTACTGCCTCGCCCAAGCCTACGGCAAGCAGGAAGACACGCAGATGGCGGCCTACTGGATGGGTCAGTTCGAGCGTTCGGCCGTCATGGCAGAACGGGAAACGCTCGTTCAACATCGTGGTCGAGTCCAGATGGCGCGGGGCTTCACGACCCCCAGGACGTTCAAGTCGTGGTACCGCAGCATCCATAGAGGTCAAGGCTTCTAATGGCGCAGCGAACCCGCAAGTTCGCGCGCCTGGAGGACTTCACGGGCGGGTTGAACCTCAGAGCTGACCAGTTCCAGCTCGCCCCGAACGAGTCGCCCGAAATGGTCGATGTGGACATCGACCCTCGCGGGGGGCTGAAGGTGCGGAGGGGGGTGGCCCCCCTTCCAAGCTCCCTCGGCCCAGAATTCATCTGGGAAGCCCCCTTCGTGTTGGACGCCAACAACCCGAACGGACCCGCCCCCGTCGCCCCCACCCAGCTCTTTGCGTTTACGAACTCGACAGGCGTGCAGCAAATCATCTCTCGAAACGGCGAGGGGATGCGCTACGGCACGGGTGGAGACTTCCTGGCAATGGGCGCCACCGTGAACGCCAATGCCGTTGTCTCGTGCCGAAACTTCAATGACCTCTTCTACATTCAAGACGGAGTCAGCCAGGCGAGAAGGTGGGACGGCTCGACGCTCACGACCCTTGGAACGGCCTGGGCGAACAGCATCGCCGCCCCCACGGGCGGCAACATGCCAATCGCGAAGCACGTAACTTCCCATCTTGGCAGGGTCTGGGTCGCCCATACCACCGAGTCTGCCACCACCTACCGCAATCGGATCCGCTGGTCTCACCCCAACAGGGGCGAAGACTTTCGGCAGAGCGACTTCATCGACGTCGACATCGGTGTCGACGGCGACGAGATCACGGCGCTCGTACCGTTCAGGGGGCACCTGCTCGTATTCAAGCGACGCTCCCTGTATGCAGTCTACGGATCGTCAGAGGACGACTTTCGAGTCGTGCTTCTCTCCGCCACCACTGGCTGTCCCGACCATCGGGCTATCGCCATGTCTGAAACGCAAGTGTTCTGGTGGGCCTGGCCCGACGGTGTGTACGCCTACAACGGCGAAGGTATCGCCTACCTGTTCGACCGCCTCCGCCCGTGCATACGGGACGGCCGCTCCAACCCCTCTAATGGCCATGTCGCCCTTGGTTACGCCGAAGGGCGACTCTACGTCGGCGTCCCATTCGGAACGGCGCCAACCCGCACAACCTTCGTCTACGACGAGACCGCATCCCGCAACGGGTCCTGGACCCGTCACTCCCTTGAGATGACGTCCTTTCTGCATCGTCGCCTCGCCGACGGGACGACACAGAGCCTCGTCACCCTCAGGTCTCGGCTCAGGGTTTATCGCTGCAACGTGGAAACTCAAGCTTCCGATGACTTTGGGGCTGGCCCCGTGCCGATCCCCGCCGTGTACCGCACGGCGTGGATCGACGGCGAAATGGCGCCAGCGAACAAAAAGTTCGGCCGCCCCTGGATTGTCGGCAACTCGAACAACTCGGTGCCGATGACGGTTCAGGCGTACAAGAACTTCGATGGCGTCAACTACGACGCGAATCGGTTGCTGAACTTCACTCTCGTCGATTCCGCCTCGGGTTCGGGGACCTGGGGTTCTGGGACGTGGGGTTCTGGGACGTGGGGTCTTGCCCAGGCGGTCTACGAGGTCGAGTCCCTGCTGTCGATCGGCACCTGTAAGTCCGTCCAGCTCCGATTCGCTGCCCCCTCGTCGGTAGCGGCTGACTGGGCCATCAATTCAATCGTCATCCCGTACACCCCCAAGACGGTGAAATAGCCATGGCTAATGCTTCAGTCCCGAACTCGATATCTAACGGCCAGCCTCTGGACGCCAACCCAATTCAGGCGAACTTCGCGTCACTGGTTGCGTTCCTGAACAACAGCACCATGCACTCCGATGGGGCGGTCGCCTTCACTGGCATCCCCGCGCTCCCCGCAATCAGCCCCACAACCCCGAACCACGCCACCCGCAAGCAGTATGTGGACGATCGTGACGCCGCCACTGCGGCGACGGCGGC